AAAGGAGTGTACCAGTAATTGGAAGAAAATGGGGAAGTCTCTGTTGGGACTATTGAAGTTCAACCGATGGAAGTTAGCTTCCTAGAAGATGTACCTCTGCGAGACGAAACTCTAGCTGGGGTTGGTTCTATGCTATACTTAGCAGCTTCACCGGATATGTTTGATGGATTGAGCGACGCGGAGTTCACAGCCTTTGAAAACGAAGGTGTTGTGATGTTCGAGGTGCTTGAGAAGTTGGAGAGAGTCGGTGCACCGGAGAATCTGAGACTACCATCAGGTTCTGCTGAGCATTTTAAGAATGAAGTCCTCCAAGATCTGAAGATTATAAGAGAAGATCCAAAGAAAAGGGATGAATTCAGGAAAGAAATTAAGTCAGTGCTGATGAATAAGTCCGTTGTGCGTGGATTATACATGCCTGGCGGTACTACATACTCAGACATAGCAACGCAAGTGGCTGGAACTAATAGAAAAGGAAAATTTTACAATACTGAGTCGCAAAAGCGTCCATCTCCCAAAACTGATGGGAGGTACAGATCGTGAATTTGCATTACAGAAACAGCTACTCTTACCTTGATAGTTTACCCGACGATGCTTGGGAAAGAGTGGAAAATAGTTTAGCACGTACTGCGCGAGGCAACGACCGTGACTATGTCACACCATTGATCCCTGATCGTGACTTTCCTGATGAAGGACGAATGGAGCGAAGGGATGAGATGGGTCAAGCTATACTCAGTACGGGGTTCACATGGCTAGATGAAGCGGAACTGGCTCAAGGGGAACGTATTGGAGCTTATTCAATAATGCTACCCTACCAGGAACGCGTAGAGCAGATAAGTACCTACTTTGCTGATCGGCGAACAAACGTCAATTATTCTGCTTTAGCTAATGCCACTGAGGCATTGTCATCTATGTACATGGGTCCACCACTTGCTAGCACGTCCTTGGAACGCGCATTTGATGAGATGCCTAAGAATACCAACTTAGGATTGCCTTGGGCTACGAGTGAGAAAGAGTACCGCCCTCAGGTACTAGAGAAAGCATTCGAGCTGAAACGAGGGGGCTACATCAGTAGATACCTTGATCCATGCCTTTTATATTGGAGAGGACAACCTAGGGGTATAGGTGAGATTCCAAAGCAACGTACTGTATGGGGTTTTCCTCATTACATTACAATACTTGAGCTCAGTGTTCAGATTCCACTTCTTGCGGCATTGAAGGAGCTGGACGATTTCTGTGCTTGGGTAGGCCCTGATCGCGTTGATAACGTGGTTACCAATATATTAGCAACTAGTAGGTACGAAATATTATCAGTTGACTTTAGCGGGTTTGATGCCTCCGTCCCCGGTGTCCTGA